ACCGCCAGACCGTATTGCCAGCGCTTGGTCGCGGCCGTGCGCGACAGACCGAACTGCCAGCAGATCGGCTTCCACGCCATGCCGTCGGCGCGGGCCCAGACCAGGCGCCCATCCTCGGGCTCGAGCCAGCGCAGCCAGAGCATCGCTTCCTCGGCCTGCGTGATCTGTCGCGGGCTGGGCCTCGGGCGACGCATCTGCGGCTCCTGACCGACCTTGTCGGCGAAGCTGTGGAAATACTCTGGCCATGCGTTGAAGAAGCCCTGCGGCATCACGCCCGGCATCTGCCGCATCACGCCCGCCGCGAGCTCCAGCCGATCCTGCACTTGTGCTGTGGTCCACTCACCCATGACGCGCCTCCCGTTCCCGCTTGCCGTAGAGCCGCTCGCCCAGCTGGCGTACCAGCTCTCGTTCGGGCCAGGTCAGGCGGTCGTCGTCGATGGCGACGGCCAGCAGGCCCTGTTCCTTCCAGCCGTCGCGCTTGACCTCTTCGGGGTTGCGGCGGTGACCGCCGTAGCCCTTGGGCGTGAACGGCATGCCGCTCATTGCACACCTCCCCGGGTCTCCAGCGCCCAGAGCAGGATCGCGATGGCGTCGGCCTCGTTGTCGTCGGCGGGGCTGAAGCCGCGCGCCCGGGCGGCCGCCATCATGGCGTCCTTGTTCGCGTTGCCCTTGCCGGTAGCGTGGCGCTTGATGGTGCCGACCGGTACGCCCTGATAGGCGACGCCCGCGGTCTCCGCCCATGCCGTCAGCGTGGCGAGCAGCCCGCCATAGACATGCGCCGCGTCGGTGCCGACGTGCCTGCGCACCTCCTCGAAGTGGATGGCGGTGATGGCGCCGGCGTCGTGGGCCAGCTGCTCGAGCCAGCCCCGGAACCGCAGGTAGCGCATGCCGCCGCCGTCGTAGCGGCTGGGCCGGAAGGACACGGTGCCGCTGGTGATCAGACCGTCCGCGGCCTGCAAGGCCCAGCCGGTCGTGGTGCCGAGATCGAGGGCGAGGACGACCGGCACGCCGGGGCACAGGGCGCTCATGGGTGTCGGGGTCAGAGATGCGTGGGCCATGATGGGCTCCTTTCCGGGTTGCTGCTCGATGGGGTGACGGGCGGGACATGCAGCCTTTGAGATTGCCCAGGGGTAGGTGGTGACCCTCCCGCGCTTGGCGGGGAGGTCACCTACCCCTTTAGGGGGGCGTTTTCCGAATTCTGAAATCTGCTCCAAGGCATTGATCCAAAACAGAACTTCCAGACTCCGGAGCAGAATTCGGAAAGGGCCTTCCGGATTCTGGAAAGCACCTTCCAAGCCGCTGAAATGAAATCGGAAAAGCCAGAATCCAGATTTCACGCGGGACGCAGAATTTGCGGATTCTGGCCAGAATCCGGGGCTGCAGAGCCAGAATTCGCGGCGGGGAACGGCGTGCATTCTCATGCCTCGTCCTCCTCCTGGTAGACCCAGACGGAGGGGTTCTCGACGGGCAGGACGGCCCCGGTCTGCGGGCATTTGTAGTGGCTGGGCAGCGCCGGGATCAGCTCGGGCGTGACCTCGCCCGTGTCGGGATCGACGGTCTCGCCGCCCGTGCCAAACAGCATTCCCTCGACGCAGAGATAGCCGTACTTGCTCCGCTCCGCGGCCAGGCCGATGCGCGTGGCGGCGGGGCCGCGGATGAACTTGACCTTGCCCTTGGTGGCGAGAACGCTGAGCCGGTCGTGGACGATGGTCCGCCCGCCGAGGCCCCCGGTATTCTCAAAAGCTTCGGAGAACTGCGCCAATGTGTAGAGCTTGCCGCGTCGCGCCTCCTCGTAGAGCAGGCCGAGAATGACGTCGTGCTTGCGCATGCGCTCGGCGTCATGCTTGGCGCCCACCTCGGCGCGCACGAGGCGCTCGTTCATCGGGTTGATCTCGACCCATTGGCCGTCGCGCTTGTCGATCAGCTTCGAGGGCAGCGCGGGGCCGTTGCGCAGCTCGATCTCCAGCTTGCGCTCGGACGCGTCCTCGTCGGGGCGGTGCAGGATCAGGCCCGAGGTGTAGAAGCCCCGCAGCGCGCTGGCGCCCGAAAGCGCGAGGAACGGATCCTCCTTCACCTGATGCTTGCTCAGCTTCTTGGTGTGGTGGATCAGGATGATCCCGCAGTCGGGGTTCACGTGGTCGCGCAGCACCTCGACGCGGTCCTTGAGGAAGAACATCATCGAGCCGTTGTCGTTCTCGCCGCCGCCCTCTGGCCCGCCGTCGAACAGGTTGCGGATCGGGTCGATGCACAGGATGTCGACGGGCTCGGCCGGGAACGCCTGCTGGATCGCCTGCGCGACCAGCGCGCTGCCACCCGCATCGAGCAGCAGTTTCAGCTTCGGCGTGACGACAAGGTTTTCGCGGGCGGCGGCCATCACCCCGGGCGGCAGGCCGATCTGCTGCATCCGTTCGCGCAGATAATGGTACTGGATCTCGGCCTGCAGATAGAACACGCGCAGCGGCCGTGGCGGCGTGAAGCCGAGGAACGGCACACCGGCAGCCATGTGCACGAGGCAGCTGATGACGAGATCGCTCTTGCCGACCTTGGGCGCGCCGCCCAGCACCAGCATGCCGCCCGGCGTCAGGACGCGCGGGCCGATGATGTCGTCGGGCATCGGCGTGCCGTCGTCCAGCAGCGCGCCGAGGGTGAAGGTGGCGATCTCTCTTGCCGCAGGAGCGCCGTCGTTCCGAATGAGCGGCGGGCCGTTCCTCGCGATGTGCAGCGCCCAGAGCCGCTCGTATTCGACCCAGAGACGGTCTTCCGGCCAGTTGGGCCGGATCATCGCCGCGTTGTATTCGCCGATCGCGCGCCAGGCTTCCTCCCGGCTCATCCGCCCCTCATGCGCCATGCGGACATAGTGTCCGATTGCCATGCTGACGCCTTCGAACCGCGTCCAGGCATCCTGGCCACCCTCGCGGACCGGCGTGATCAGGGCTGCGTCCACGCCGGGTTTCTCGCGCGGCTCGGCCGTCGCCATGCCGACTCCGGCCATGGGCGGCATCTCGCCCGCGCGCTCGAGCATGTCGGCCAGATCGAACTCGAGATCGCTGGCTTCACGGATCAGGACGAGCCGTTCCTGTCCGCCCTTGTGATACACCGTGCCGGGCACGCGGATCGGCTGGTGCGCCGAGCGGAAATGCATGTCGCCGCCGACCTTGAGCGCGATATCGCCCCGCAACTGGCAAAGCCGCGCGAGATCGGCGCCTTCGGCAGGCTCGGTCAGCTTCCACCAGACATGGAGCTTTGTCGCGCCATCGGCTGTGCGCCCGCCGCTCTCGACGATCAGCGTCGGTCGCCCGATATGGTGGACGAGGTGATCGAGCTTTGCTGGGATGTCGCCCGCGTCCAGATCGACGACGACGCTCTGCATCTGCAGGACATCGGCGGCACGCGCCTGTCCGGTTTCCGCCACCGTGCCGGGAATGACATAGACCGCCGCGCCCTCTCGCGCGCCCCAGGCGGCGAAGGTGGCGAGCTTGTCGAGCGCCGCGCCGTTCGCGTCGATCCAGATGTTGTGGGGCCGGCCGTCCTTGCCCTGACCCTTGTCCACGAAGCCACGGACCGGGATCAGTCCCTCAGAATAGCCGAAGACCACGTCGACGAAGCGCGCGATCTGCGCGGGGTCCGGTTCCACGGCGAAGGGATCGGGCAGCGGCGCCGCGTCGTTGAAATCCCGCCACGGGTTGAAGTGGATGATCTTGTCGTCGCTCATGCCGCCAACCCCCAGCACCGCTCGGCATGAGCGCAGAACCGGCATTCGAAGAAGTCGCGGCTGGCGGCGATGCGGGGCAGCAGGTCGCCCGCGTCGGTGGCTTGGAGTATCCGCACCGCGCGGTCGGACATGCGCTGCGCCAGATCGGCATCGAAGGGCACCTGCTCGTGATGCAGTTCGGCCGTGTCCTTGTTGATCGCCGTGAACAGTGCCGGAGCTGAGGAAATGCCCGGCACCGAGGGCTCCATGTAAGCCTGATAGATCGCGATCTGTGCGGCATAGACGGGTTTGGAGACGGCGACCCCGTCCTTGACGCAGGCCCGCCAGTTCTTCGCGTTCATGGTCTTGCATTCCCAGAGCGCCGGGGTGCGAAGACCGAGCGCGGCCGGGGCGCCGGCGATGATCCCATCGACATGGCCACGGATGCGGCCGCCCGCGACGGAGAATCCGAACTGATCCCCATCGGGCCGATTGCCCTTGCGGGTGTAGAGGTCGAGCCCCGCCGCCCGCAGCCAGCGGATCGCCAGATCCTCGAGCTGATGGCCGATGGCGAAGATGCGCAGCGTCTGCCCGCCGAAATCCGCGCCCTCATCCTTCGGCGCGCCAGCAAACTCGAACTGCAGCGCGCGTTCGCAGGCGTGACCTAGACGGGACGCGCCGAGATAGGTCCGGGGCGGCGTGGCGTCCCGCTCGGCGATCAGCGCGGCGTCGACCAGCGCGTTGATCCGCTCGGCCATGAAGGGGCGCGGGTTGAAATCCAGCATCAGAAAGGCACCTCGCCCCTGGCGGCGATGCGGGACATCTCGGCGCCATAACCTTCCAGCACCTCCTCGATCAGGGCGGTGACATCGGTTTCGGTGAGATCGCGCAGCCGTTTGTCCCAGCCGATCAGGTCCATCGTCTGGCCCAGCCGCTTCATCACCAGAGCGATGGCGAGGCGTTCTTCATCGGTCGTTCCCTGCATGGTCAGTCCTTTTCTTTGGCGCGCCGCGAAGAACCCCTGGCAATGCATCGAGCAGAACCAGCGGTGGTCGCGGGGGCGGGGTTTGTTGGGGTTGAAGAAACCGAAGCCGCGCGCGGGGCGCAGACAGACGGCGCAAGGCTTGAGGCGCGGGTGCCAAAGCCGAATACGCTCCGGGCAATCCGCAGCCGCTGCGGACGGGGATGGGACTTGCGCGACATGGCTCACGCCGCCCTCCGCTCGGGCTCGGCAGCCGTGACGAGGCGCCGGATGTCGCGCTTGTTGAACTGGAACGAGATCAGCGCGGAGGCGCGATAGCGCGTCAGGCCGAAATCGCGCCGGAACTCCGGCGGCAGGCAATTCAGCTGCTTCTCCGTCGCGTCCTGCTTCAGCCAGCCCTTGGACTTGAAGGCGCTCTCGTCGGTCTCGTGGGTGTTCAGCCAGTCGTCGGCCTGCGCGAGACAGACGATGCGCTCGCCTACGCTCAGGAGCCGCGTGGCCTTGCCCTTGGCGCCCCCGACCGCGTGCCAGCGGCCCTCGAGGAAGAACACGCCGCCCCAGGCGTGAAAGCCGTTGGCCATCAGCGCGGCGTCGTCGCCGAAAAGGTCCACCCACGCGAAACTCGATCGCTCGAGAAGATCGAGCTCGGTCATGACGAAACTGTCGATTGGCTCCGCGCCCTCGCGCGCCAACTCGCACCCGCAGATCGGGCATTCGGTGACCGCGATCGGGATCTCGGCCTTGCATTCGGGGCAGAGTCTCGTGGGGGCTTCCCCCGGCGTCGGGACCCGTCCGTCGAGATCGACATCCTGCTCCAGCGTGCCGTGCGTCAGACTGGAGGTGCCGAAATCCAGTACGACGCAATCGGTCTTGACGATGCCGGGATGTTCCTCGGGATCGACGGTGCGCAGCCCGCGCCCGACCATCTGGATCATCGTGGACTTGTAGGAGCTGGGTCGCAGCAGCACGACGCAGGAGGTCGGCGGGTGGTCCCAGCCCTCGGTCAGCACCGCGACGTTGACGACGACGCGGATGTCCCCCGTGGCGTAGTCGGCGAGGATCGCCTTGCGGGTCTCGGCCGCCAGATCGCCATGGATCAGGGCTGCGGAAACGCCCGCCGCCTTGAACGCCTCGGTGACGTGCTCGGCGTGCGCGACGGTGGAGCAGAACACGACGGTCTGCCGGTCGCCTGCCTTCTCCTTCCAGTGGCGGATCACCTCGTCGGTGACGGGGGCGCGGTCCATGATGCCCGCCACCTCCGCCATGTCGAAGTCCGACATGGTCTTGCGGACCGACCGCAGTTCGTCCTGCACGCCCACGTCGATGACGAAGGTGCGCGGCGGCACCAGGTGGCCCGAGGCGATCAACTCGCCCAGCCGCACCTGGTCGGCGACGTTGTCGAAAACCTCGCGCAGCCCTTTCTTGTCGCCACGGTTCGGCGTCGCCGTGACCCCGAAGATCCGGGCGTCGGGATTGGCCTCGCGGACGCGGTCAATGATGCGGCGATAGCTGTCGGCGACGGCATGGTGCGCCTCATCCACGACCAGCAGATCGAGGCGCGGCATGTCCGCGAGGTTCGAGGCCCGCGCCAGCGTCGGCACCATGGCGAAGGCGACCTGGCCACCCCAGGACTTCTCCGTGGCGTCGATGACCGATGTGGCGACGCCCGGCACCACGCGCTGGAACTTGGCGCGGTTCTGCGCGGTCAGTTCGTCGCGATGGGCCAGCACGCAAGCCTTGGCGCCGTCGCCGATCATCTCGCCGGTGACCGCCGAAAGCATGATGGTCTTGCCAGCACCAGTGGGCGCCACACCCAGCGTGTTGCCGCGGGAGGCGAGCGCAGCCACACTGCGCTCGACGAAGGTCTTCTGACGAGGGCGCAGCCGCATGGCCGATCTCCCCCTTACTGCGCCCAGCTCGGCCGCCCGGCGAACCCGGGGGCGGACGCGGGCTGGCCGGGCTGATGTGCCGGTGCCGCAGGGGTGGTCTGTTGCGGGGCATGCCCGGCTGCACCGTGTGCGCCGAACTGCTGCGCCGCCATCCCCATGACCTGCGCGTAGTCGCGATGGTCGGGCGTGACCGCGCTGCGGATCTCATTCTTGTCGTCGCCGCTGGCGTCGGTGCCGATGTCGATGCGGGCGATGAACTCGATCCCGTCGAGATCGGCGAAGCCGCTGATGCGCCGTGCCGCCTGCGCCTCGGCCGACATGTCCTTGTCGGAAATCCCGCGCGCCGAGTTCAGCATGCCGCGTACGAGGCTGCGGCCCATATTCGCCCAGTCCGGCCCCTTCGGGCTGTAGAGCCCGATCAGGGTGAAGATCTTGCGCCGGGCATACTGACCCTCGGTCACCGTGAACTCGCCGTTGAGATACACCGCGCCGGTCGAGCCGCGCGTGGCATAGCCGCCGGTCCAGCCCTGCGAGGCATCGTCGAAGCCGCCCGGGCGGATCGACAGGCGCACCTTGGCCAGCGTGCCCTTAGGGATCAGGTTGGTGTTGCTCTGCGCGTCGTTGAAATCGTTCCAGGAACCCATGGGGAACCTCCTTTTCTGATCAGGATTGCGGTTGGGATTGGGCGTCAGCCGCCGGATCGGCGGGCGGCGG